GAAGCCGTCAAATGACGTTTTGCGGTATGTAACATTAAACTCAGCATCAAGTTTTTCAACTTCAGCTTTAATATAAGCGTCGATCTTTTCTTGATCTTTGTAATTGCTGGGTGCTTTGACGGACAACTTTTGTTTTTCAATGTCAGCCTTGATCAGCTCAATTGCGGCAAAGGATTGAGATGGGATCGTTTCAATATCAAAATAAATGTTCATTTTTGTACCTGTTTAGCTAAAGTTTTAAGCATCTCGATTGCATCCTGTAAGTCTTGCATGGCTCTCTGGTCAAGAACCATGCCTTCGTACCATTGCTGCAATCTCCAAGAAATCAGTATTGCTTCTTCGGTTTGCGTCATCAGAACGGAACATCGTCGATCATGTCCTCCAACGGGACAACGATGCCTTCCTTAATTGCTCGATACGCATCTGACTTGGGTTTAGCAGGCGCAGCTGGCGGTGCATCTTCAGCAGACCGACCACCAAGCATCTGCATCTGGTCAGCAACCACCTCAGTTGTGTATTGATCCACGCCATCTTTGTTCTGCCACTTGCGAGTAGTCATACGACCCGCTATAAAGACCTGTGAGCCTTTCTTTAGGTAGTCGGCACATATTCCTGCCAACTTGCCAAACGCCGTAATCCTGACCCATTCTGTCGTTTCTTTGGTTGGTGTCTTGTAACCAACTGCAATAGAGAAATTGCAGATTGCGTTACCGTCAGCTGTGTAACGTGATTCAGGGTCTTTGCCCAAGCGCCCAATGAACTCGCAGCGGTTAAGATCGTTTGCCATTATTGTTGTTCCCAGTTTGCTTTAAATTGATCGTATGCAGCCTTTAATGGAATCTGTTGCTCTTTAAAGCAAAGTGTCCATGCTGCTCTAAATATGTCTTTCAAGCTCTCGTAACTTACCGCTGATGCCATTTGAGCAATCGTGTGGTCAAGCTCAATGCCTTTTGGTTTCTCAATTAGCTTTTCAATTGGTTTAGGCGGTGCTTTGGTTGCTGCGTTACCGTCATCATCTTCACTAGCGACACCTAAGGCCGCTTGCAAACTATAGCGTTTTCCATAAGAAACGCAGCTGCCTAGCCCCTGTGCGTCATTCTTAGTAACTGGAATATAAAGAATTCCACAAGACATTTCTTCGCCTGATTCGTGAATCAACACAGTTTCAACGCCTACGCTGTTATCTGAGTTGTGTAGCTTTTGCACAAAGGCTAATCCGTTTGCTGCAAGATGGGGTCTAACAGCGTCAATGACTGATGCCAACGAACTGTATGCAGATTTAAAGTGGGGATTTTTACTATCTTTGGCTGCGTGGGATATTGCTGCCTGAGCCGTAACTAATGCTTTTGCTAGTTCTTTCATTTATGCACCTGTATGTTGTCCTGACGGGTATGCCAGTAAGATAGATATTAAGCCAACTAAACAGATTCGTCAAACATATTCTGCAAATACAAACAATCATGTTAAGATAGCTTACATGAATACAACAGAAATCATCAATTGTTTAGGTGGCACGTTTGCCGTAGCAAAAATGTGCCGAGTCTCGCCAGCTGCCGTGAGTCAATGGAAACATAACGGGCTGCCTGGCTACCAACTGGTGTGGATTGCCGCCGAGCTTGAAAAAAAATCTGATGGCAAATGGAATCGTAAAATGGTTCGTAATTGGCAACAAATTTGGCCTGAGTTGCATTAGACTGATTAAGCCTTTAGCAAGCAGAAACTCATCAATGATAAGGGTCGTGTTTCATTAGGTTAGCTTTAGACCTTGGCACATCGGGACAGACGGTGGTAGAATTAAATTGTTGTCTTGGCCGACAAATGTAAGCCGTTTTAGTGTGTATCTTGAATTTTTAGTAAATTCTCCGTGGTAGAGGCATTTACTAAGAATTGTCCCCGTTAGTTAGGGGTCGGCCAACAAGATGCACTCTAAAACGGCTTTGTTGTTTTTAAAGATAACTGTCAGGGCGCATCAGCTAATAGAGTGACCACTCGTACCCAGAACAGGTCAGTTATACATTTGTTATATAGCTTTATCCCGTGTGACCCGCACGCCCCAGTAGAGAAATCGAACAGGATATAGACAGAGTTTGGAAACAAACTAAAACCATTTACTCTAGGTATTGATCTTCTACAGATGCAAGGACTGCTACTGTTTTAGGGAATCTAGGGGTGGGGTGAGATGCCTGCCATAAGCGTTACAACGCACAGGTCTGTCGTAAAGGATTTATCCTCAACTACTAGAGTAGCAATACTGCTGGTGGGTGGGTATAAGGGTAGGGTATCTATATTTAAAATAAATAGATTAAGGGTTATCACTAAGTTAATACATCTTGATTGATCTGTTTAGTTAGCTTAATGTGATGTTTTTATGGAGAACTTATGTCAACAGAATTAAAGATATTGCGGTATTGCATTGAACCTAAAACCACAATTGACATTGCTGATTACTGTGGCCTTGAAAAGATCAGCATCTACACACAGTTAGCCAAACTTCAGCGCAACAATAAGATCGAGAAACGTGGAGACGGCAGGCGTGGATCTCCATGTGTGTATGTCACTATTCGACAAGCACCGACTGCGACACAATCCTCAGACAATTACGAAAATTTAGTCTTAAAACACGCTCATGCACCCTTTGGATTACGTTTATGAACGATAAATTTGACTATCTTGTTCTGGGCTACATCATTGGGATTTTTACCGCCTTTGTTGTTTTGAGCCTTACGGGGAAAATATGAACAAGACCGACTATATCCATCTGTTTAAAGAGGCTTGCGGTGGTCGCTGCAACGCTGAATACAATCCCTGCGCCTACCGCCAGGCTGCTGACAATCTAGCTAAATTAAAGCCCACAGGATACATTGGGGATAAAGGTGTACTGCTCAACGACACAACGCATCCGCATCTGTATACGGCTCTCTATGCTTTAGGTGGTGGTCAAAATGACTCCTGACAATATCCTGCGTTACTTAGAACATGGGTATGTGATGAAGCCACAAGACCAAGTTGAGGCAGCTCAATACATTCGGAATCTCCAAGAATCAAACCAATCGTTGCGGGAGGGATTGATTGATTTTGCAGAGCAGATTTTTACATTGCGCCGACAATTAAACGAAAAGGATAAAAATGAAAGAGCAACGTGATTTACAAACATTGATCGACCAACTTGAACAACACATTGAGGCACAAGCCGCAGAGATCGAGCGTTTACGCATTGATGCTAATCGATACCGTTGGCTTAACAAGTACACCAGTCAGTTGTTTATGGTGACTGAACCTCAAATGAATTTTGAAGTAGACCGTGCCATGTCTGGAGGTGTTAAATGACGTTATCTAACTTATATCTAGCTGCTGCCGACAAACTTCGACACAAAGGGTTAATGCCAGACTCTCGTGGCGCAACCCTTGCAATGTGCGCCCATGATCTGGGTGGCCTTGCACCAGTTGGCGAACGTGCGTTACTTCAAAAATTCCTTACCCACGTTGAGAAACGGATCGACAAGTTTGCACAACCTGCTTACAGACTGCCGCCAGCCATGCGTATAGCCGCCAAGCGAGCCGCAGCCCATCAAGGTGTACTTATGGGGGTGGGGGGATGGTAGAAACGATCTGGGATTGGATGGTTGTTTTTTATGCCGCCGCAGCATTAGCCGTAGCTGCACTTTTGTGGATATTTAACACTCGCACAAAATATGTTCCACCATTTCCGAAAGAATGGGTCTGCGACTGTTGCGGTCAGGTTTGCACACATTTAAAGGACGGGCTTTGCGTTTACTGCGACAAGGCTTTTAAGCCAACATCGCAGAAGCCTTTACCTTAACGTCAGCAACCCGATTTAGCCAGCCTTTGCCAAATGTTGCAAAGGTGGTCAAAGACCGATAGAAATCCTCTTTGGCTTGGCTAAATCGCTCGATTAACTCAACAGGATCAACGGCCTGCACAGCTGCCATTGTCATCGGGCCGAACCCACCGTCTGGCGTTACACCCACAGCGGTTTGCAGAGTCTTGATCGCTCTGCCTGCGCCAGCGTTAACCGCAAAGTCAAACGTCAGGTAATCGAGACCCATTGGCAGCTCGTCACCACGCACAGCGTCAAAATACCTTTCCTTGTACAGCGGCTCGACCTTTTCAGCGGTCAGCCCACGCATTTCAGCCTCGTCAACCTCTCGCCCAACCCAACTTTCCCACGTTGCTTTGGTCACGCCAAGGTTGGTCATGCCGCCTGGATCACTTGGATGGTTGACAAACCCGCCTTCTGACTTGAGCATTAACTCAAACGATTTTTGCCAGTTACTGAACATCATCTTTTCCTATTTTAATACCCGCTATCGTGCCGACAAATGCGCCGACGATCATATTGAAACTTGGGTTAATAAGTTTAAAAAT